TATTCCAGCTCTCCGGTATAGGGAAAGGCTGACACACATGAATGTCTCTTTCAAATTCTTCGAAGTACTGGCCTTCAAATATGTCCCAATTCCCTTCCAAATAAGCTTTTCTTCTGTCTGGGGGAAGATTCTCCAGCCTCTTCAGATATCCCGGGTCCATTTTCATCAGCACTTCGTTATCCGTTACCTTCGCCGGTATGAACTCTATGCTGTCCCCCGTCTCCTCATCTTTGGCTTTTCTCTTCCCATAGTTGGTGGCTTCGATATATCTCTTCTTCACCCAGGTGTGACCTTTTCCGCCAGGGTTGCAAGTGGCTCTCACCTGTGCCGGAAAGCCCTTCGGGGAACGAAGGCAGGATTTTAGAATGTCAAACTCATATTTGCTATGCGTCGTCAGCTCATCTATCCCAAGCCAGTCCATCTCATGGCCTTGGTATCCATCTGCATCCGCATCGGATGAACAGTATCTGAAATACACTTCCGTGCCGTTTATCATCTTGGCCATGTGCTGGGAACCGTTATATGTGTAAAGTCGTTTATCCACGTTCTGCCGCCATTTGCGTATGATGGATGCTTCCAGGTCGTCATATGTCTCTCGGAAGATGTACATAATGGCTCCCGGATGCTCCAAAGCATATACAAAAGCCTCCATCACCAGCGCGTGGCTCTTACCACCGCCCTTGGCCCCACCGTACACGCATTCTGTTGCCTGGCTGAGATGGAACTTCTGTTGCTTCTCATTCGGCTTGTACTTTACGCTAATCTTCAGCTTTCCCATCTTTGCTCCTCTTCAGCGACTCGAATGCTATCTCGATGCCGCCTGTCACTTCGCCCTCTACTGTCAGTTTTTCATTCCAAATCTTTGGTCTCTTGTTCTTCAAGTAAAATGTGATGGCCGTCGGGTTCGGCGGAATGTATGTCTCTTCTACCGCTTCTTTAATCTGCTCGCTTCCATCTGCCCTTTTTACCTTGATTGCTTTCTTGATCTGCACAGTCTGCCCGGTGGCCGCCCTAAAAAGCGCTGCTTCCACTTCTTCCACCGCAGCTGCGTCTCCTATCTCCAGAGCCTCTTCAAGCTCCGGATGCTCTGTCCTGTATTTCCGAAAGGTGCTGTAGGCTACCTTCAGTTTTTCCGCTATCTCTTCCTGGCTGGCCCCTGCTTCAGCCCAAAATTTTATCTCTTTCAGGCGAGGCTTGACGTATCTCTCGTACTTGCTTGCCATTTTTCCCATCTCCTTTGCGGTGCCGAAACTGCCGACACTACTTTTTAGACTTTTTTATTTGTTTATTTTATTTAAAGGCTATCTTTTTTCCCTTGCGTTTTGCGCAAGACCTGAAAATTTCTATGAAAAAGACCCGGGTGGATTAGCCCCGAGTCTTTGGTGCGAAGTGTCCTTCAGGAGCTTTTCAGTCCTTCCTGACACTATCATAGTATCACTTTAGTTTTCCCCTCGCTTGCCAACTTGCTTTTAATCTATCCATCCCAGGCCCACGCCTACGGATTGGACAAACCGCCATTTGTGCCGCGACCAGGTGCGGATTGCATAGTCCGGATAAGGATCCGCATAGACTATGTTATTCCATATGCCCTCCCTGTATTCTTCCGGAATGCTTTGGAGAGCCCTGTCGATTATCTTCACGTTGTGGCCCATCTTCTCCAGCCGGAGTACCGTCTCCTCTGTCGGCTTCTTCCCCCGGTGGATGTTTGTCAGGTATTCCGAGTACTCCATCTTTTGCCTGTCATAATCCCTGATTAGGTAGACGATGGCCATGTATGCGTTGTGCGGAATCCATTGTTTGCTTTCTTTGCTCTGGTATATCTTCGCCATATTTCCTCCATGTCAAAAAAGCCTCTTCAACGTCAGAAGGGGTAGTCCATCTCCAGCTGTCTTTCTCGTGTCCTGAGCCAGCCGTCATGCTTCTCGGTCTTATATTTCACTTTCTGCTTCTTGTAGTAACGTGTCCGTGGTTTGTCCAACGGAATCATGACATACTCGATGTATGGCATCCCGGTAAAAGGATTCTCTCCACGGAATACCGAGTCTTGGTCGATATGATATCCTTTCTCGGCTTCCGGCTCTTCGAAAAACTCTGCAGCCGATATCTCTTCCCGGTATACCGGTGGCATGACCAGATTTCTGCTGCAGGAGTATCTCAGTCTGCATGGTGCATCCGGATCGCGGAAGGTTTTGGTCGTTTCTTTGTGCATATACTCGCACAGCTTTCTCCAGTCCCCTTTGTCTTCCATCGGAGTGGCCCTGACCAGTCCGTTCTTCCAAAGTGATGTCAGGTCTGAATAATCTTCCACGTTGTTCACTATCATGTGATGGTGGATTCTCTTGTTCTCGTACTCTGTGATGGCCAGCCACTTAAATTCCTGTCCGGCCTTCTTTCTCTTTCTGCGGATCTGGTCGATGTATGCTTTGAGTGCCTTCTTCGCATATTCCTTGGTAGGAGCATCTCCTTCGTAGGTCAGTGTAAGAAAGTGGTCCTTCGGTTTGAAATTGTGATGCACCTTGATAGTCATCTCCCTGAGGCTGTTCCTCTGGTTGATTTTTTCCACTGACTCAACGGTGGGCTCTGATTTTTTATGCCTGCCTCCTTCAAGCCTTCTCGATTTTGTAAAAAGCTTCCTCACAAAACTCATTCCACTTGCTGTCAAAACTGTCTCTTTGATTGCCGGCATACTTCAAACCCACCTTTTAAACGCTAACTTTAATATCTCTTACCAAGGGTTAATGCTCTTGACCCGAGCTCATCCTCTTACCCTTATATAAATGTACATTCGGACATATGCGCCCCCGAGGGGGCGACTTTGTTTTACATCTCTGCTTTTAGAAGTGTTTGAAGGATCTCCGCCTCCGCTGCATCCAAAGTAATGCCTTTTCCTATCTTCAGGTGATCAGGGCTCCACTCTCGCACATCGTACTTCGGAGTCCCTTTGTTCCAGGAAATCAGGTTGAGTTCCTTGGTCCAACCCGAGTTCTTCTCAGACAGCACTCCCAGTGCTTTTATGATTTCAAATTCTACTTTTGCCATTGTCTTTTCCTCCTATTTCCCATTCTGATTAGTCTTCTATGTGGTCAATCAGAGGATGCGTGCCATTTTGCATCTGCTCTTCTTCATCTGATAGCTCATATCCAAGACTGCATAGGAAAGCATAGATATTATCTAGCCCTGGATTCGGCTTATGCACACAGAACCTTTTCCCGTCCTTCCAGTCGAAATCTGTATATCCGTTTACCGGATCGTCCATGAAAGTGTATATGATTTTAGCTATAGCCACTCCCGGGCTGTCATGCACCTGCTTCTGTAGCAGGTCGTACCGGAAATCCTTTTCATCAAATTCAAGGCCCATGACATCGTTAAAGACTCTCGGGTTAATTTCTAGCCATATACCCTCAAGAGCTTTCTCAATAAGAAGCTTCACGCTGTCTTCAAACATGGCGCTGATTTGTTTCAGTTCCGGCTTTAGGCTAGCCAGGAAATTCGCGCGCATATGATAGTGCTTTTCTTCAAGTGACCTGATTTTCCCTTCCTTTTCTCGCTCTTTTTCACGTTGCTCTGCGCGGGCCTGCTCTTCCGGAGACATCGCATCGTCTTCCTCTTCTTTTCTGAGTAAATACAGACAGACGCCGTTGTTGTCATCTTTGTAGAAGTATTCTTTTTCTTCATCTTCCGGCCTTTTAAACTCCGTTATGTTCCATCTGCTGATACTATCAACACATCTATATTTCATCCATGGCCGCTCACGATCTTCTTCAGGCATCTCTTTCGCAAACTTTTCGAGTTCCGCAAGCCATTTTTTCCGGCCCTCCTGATATTCCTCTTCTCTCAAGCAGTCCTGGTATGTGTTCTGGAAGTTCTTCGTGCCTATCGCATCCAGTGCTTTGTTACGCAGGCTCAGGTCCTGAATCTTGCTTAGGCTGTTTAGGTCTGCCAGGCTAATCTGTCTGGACGCAGCCTCAGCAAATTTATCCTTGTCCAGTTTCGCCCACTCTAGGCGGGCTTTGATTGTCTTTTGTGAAAAGCCGGTGTCTTTGGCGAGGCTTTTTATATCTGCTCCCAGGTCTATCATCATTTGGAAGCCCTGAGCTTGTTCATATGGCGTCAAATCTGCACGTTGCATATTCTCCATCAGCATAGTGCGCAGCTGCTCTGCGTCGTCCAAATCCGCCACCACGCAAGGCACCTTTTCGAGCCCTGCCAGCTTCGAAGCTGCCAATCTTCTGTGCCCAATAATAACCGTGTATCCTTCATACTGCCACAGCCCTTTTGGATCGTAGCTGGCCAACGCGTCACTTTTGGTAACACCTTCCGCCTTATTGGTTTCTATCCATTCCTCCTCGCTCATCCAGTGCCCTTCCACTACCGTCAGGTTCTGAAAGATTCCGTTTTCCGTTATGGA